GAAACCCGCGACACCATCGACGAGATCGCCAAGGATAGCGCACCATTGATTGCCGTCTTGAAAGACGCGAGGTCTGTGGACAACGTGTGGGAGTGACAGCTCGGTGGCGAGGACCTTGAACGCTTCGGCGGCTTGTTGGACCGACGCGCTGGCCTCGCGGGCGGCGTTGACGACTTCCTGGGCGGTGTACTGGTCACCCACGGAGCACCCCCGCACGAGCGGCCGCCGGTGACCACAGCTCGAGTTCGCCGAGCGTTACGGGGACGCCATCGAGTCGGATGGTCGATCGCAGGCCGTACGGGAAGACGTACCGCTCGAGCATGGCGCGTACGGCGGTGTGGGGCTCGTGACCGGGGAGCGGCTTTTCGATCGTCTGGGTGTCGATCGTGATGCCGGCGTCGGTCAACTCGACGTTGACGAAGCCGAGTTGGCGAGTGAAAATGTCGACTTGCATAGTACCTCCGTGGTTGGGTATCGCGGGCATCGTACACCGGGGGCAAGAGATGGTCGAGACATTGATACAGACGAAACCTGACAGGGTACTGTAACGGTAAGGCCTTATTACTCATGCTATAGCGGCAGTGTGGTACGGGTTCGCGTGCATATGCGTCGAAAAATTTTTACATTGTAAATATCGCATGTTCGATTTGATTGGCACGGTATTTGTTCGACGAATCACGCGACGAATGGCACGCGATTTGATTCGTACATTGTCGATGATTGGCACGCGATTTGATTCGTGATCGTGTCGAATCGACGCACGAATGGCACGCACATTGCACACGCGAAATGATCGACGCATGGCACGACATTTGCACACGACAATCGACGTGCCAACGTGACGCGATTTCGACACGTTGCATAATTGTCACACGTTGCAATCGACGTGCCATCATCATTCGCATTCGTGATCGACCGTCACAATTTAACATTGTAAAACTGACATCATTTCGTCGAAATGTTGCACGATTGTTCGACGACGTGTCGATATCGTGTATATTGATATTGTCGATCGACGTTCGATCGACACACGCAACGCATGACACGAAATGATGACACAATGAACAACGCAACCGCACGCAAATCAATCAATCGCATTCGACGCAACGCGACACGCACGATGCAATCGATCGCAATGTCGATCGACGATGCGACGATCGACGACGCAACGCGTATGCAATCGATTCGCGCCTTCACACGTGCAATCGACGACGCGTGCAACGCGTTCGCAACGTCGATGCACGCGATCGACGCGAACGACGACGACGACGCGATCGACGCGTGATCGACGCACAACGCACGACACGCGACGATGACACGTCGCGTTGTCGATTCGCAAATCGTGACAACACGACGCGATCGTATCGCGTGCGTTGTCACATGATACGAAACGATAACACAATGCGTATCGACGAATACGACGCGATGATGTTCGCACAATCACAATCGATCGCGTGCGAACAAGCGACAATGTTACAAATGATCGATTTGCTGCACGAACGCATTAATACGATTCTCGAAACACACGCTGAACACGAACGCGATAATATCGTGATTCGTCGATTCATCGTAATGTACGATCAATTGTGCGAAATGTTCACAACACTTGATCCGACGACGACACCCGTTATCGACGATGATGCGTTGTACGACGACGCGACGTTTCGTGATTTGTTGATCAAACACGCGAACGATGATCAATAATCGACACAACGCACGCCACAACGCGATCAAACGTCGCGTTGTGTTATTTCGCACATATACACGACGCGACCGTATCGCGTCACATTATCAATAGGACGATCAAGCGCGATCAAGCGCGATCAAGCGCGATCAAGCGAAGGAGACAAGATGGACGAACAAGCGAACAAGTCGACAATCGACAGCGGCGAAGTCGTGGACATGATCCTCGATTTGATCGACAACGCGGCAACAGCGTTGGACGTTCTGACGGGGCTCGACCCACAAGACGATGAAGTGGCGATCGACACGTTGCACGAATTGATCGACGCTGACTTCTACGAGTCGTGCTCGCACACACGACGCGAGGCGAATCGGCCGATCATCGACGTGGTGATGTCAGACGGCCGCGTGTTTCGTGTCACGGTCGAAGAGTTGAAGTGACGCACGCACGCACAGCGTTAGCGCGTTGTGCGTAAATTGTATCCAACGGCCGTCAACGGCCAGAAAGTGAAACACATGATACACGACCTTGGTATGTTTGCATCAGAGATCATCGAACAAACACTCAACTACGAAGCTTGGGCTGACAAGCCAGGCGCAGTCCAATCACTTGACGAAATAACCATGATAGTGGATCGGGGTGACACCAACGTATACGAAATTACTATCAAACGTGTGCCTCGTAGTGAGTTCGACGCGGCCTTTGCACAGCGTTTGATCGACGAACCCGAAATCGCCGGCACAGAGTATGACGATGATGACTACACGCCTCTGAGCACCGATGTTTCACCGGTTGAACCCGATGAACGGCCGTGATCGGCCAGAAAGTGAGCGCATCATGTCGTGGCAGAAAGAAGCAATCAGCAAGCAGATCGCACAGCTCGGTAACGCACGGGCCGCCGTGTGCGAGTTGATCGACCTCGCACCGCGTAGCAGCGAGATCGAGAAGCACCTGATGGAGACAAAGCGTCATATTGAGCAGGCCATCGCCCATCTCGGCGACGCCTACAACCGTGCGTGATTCTGAGCCCAGAATCGACGTTGACGCCTCGCACCTCGACCGGGCGCAAGAAACGCCGTAGAGACGCCTCCAGGGCGCTCAGCACGCAAACTATACGCCCGGTCACACCTGAAGGAGACACGCTATGCGTATACAAATCGTCAGTATCACCGCCTGCCGGCCGACCCACAAGGTTGAACTCGAGATACTGAGAGGCCCGCCGGCCGACATCGGCCAGACCATCATCGGCCGCATCCGATCGGTAGATTATCGCACCGGGTGCATGGACATCGAAGGCGAAGGCATGACCGTCTACGCTCGACAGACCAGTGAAGGGCTGTGGCGAGATGACAGCACCGGCGTGACCTACACCATCGTTCGCATCCGCGATCGGCCTGAGGACTGACACCATGCGCCACACGATTCACCAACTGTTGGCCCGTATGATCGAGCAACACGACGCGGCCAGCACCGGCCGACGCATGAACCCCGGCGAACGAGACAAACGCTGGCAATGCCGATGCCGACTGCTCAGGATTCAACGCTGGCTAGCGCCGGCCGCACCACTTCGGCGTCGATAACCGCTCTGGCAGCGGCATCATCGCCACCGATGGCAGCCCTGGCGGCCTGGGCGAACTGCTCGGCCGTCAATTTGACCTCGATTCGGTCGGCATACCGCTCCCGGCGGTTGCCCTTCAGCAAGAACTGCGTGAGTGTATCGTGATGAACCGTCTCGTAGCCGAGCAACTCGCCTGTCTTCTGGGACCACACCGGCCGCTTATGGCCGTGGATGGCCCGTTGCATGGCCGATTCTTCGAGCCGATCGACCACTTCCTCACGAATCGACCTGACGCACGCTTCGAACTCGGGCTCTTGGTCGCAAAGATCGCAAATGTACTTGCGAGACCAGCCGACCAGCTCGGCGGCCCGGGTCATATTGCCATGACATTGGCGCAAAGCGGCGAGAAAGTCGAGCCGGCGCTGCTCGGGCGACACGACACCGAGCCTTTTTTCGCTCAAAGGCCGCTTGCCGTGCTGCCTTCGGCCACCGGCGGCCGCCTTCACGACCTCTTTGGCAGCGGCCTCGCTCTTTCCGTACTTCTCGAACCGACGCGGACCCCTTCCTTTGAGGTCCAAACCGTTGCCATCAATTCTGTCGGCCATTGCTATACACCTCTTGTCTTTTGTGATGGCCGGAGCAGTAACTCCCTCAACCATCACACTCATACCAAACACCAATACTACATCCAATGCTGGCGTAGCTCAGCATCATACTCCACGTTTGCGAGTATCAGCCCACCACAACGCTATTCCGAGCGCGTCTGCCTCATCGTGTGTCGTACCTCGCCAGGCCGGAAATGCCCGGCGCACACGAAGCAGCGTCACGCTCTTCGGCACTTGACCCTTCCATCGGCTCACCGGCACCAACTCAACATTGCTCGTAAGAAAGCCTGCGTCACATATCAACACGGCCCGCAGGGTATACACCATCGCCATCAGTTTCTCGACGGACCCACTCCCCGCGGCGGCCATACCACGCCCCGAACCAAACAACTCGGGCTTCTCGATCACAACGACCCGTGGATCGAGTCTCTCAACGATCTCGACCACACCCTTCACCATCTCATCGACGCGCCGCAACCAGTCACCGCGCCCTTTCACCCGCTCTTGCACCAACGCCCCCGACGCGACTCGGCGCACACCCCCACTCAAGTCACACACGGCCCACCCCAACGCTTGCGTACCAGGGTCGATCGTCAACACGCGGACCGTCTTATTCTCGTCTTTCATCGCATCACCGCCTTTCTTTCTTCCTCACCGGCATGATCGCACAACCACCCCAACTGCCAGCCTCCCATCTACCATCATCCGCCCACCCCCGTCATCGCCCTCTTAGCCTTCGATCACACCCGCCCCCCAAACACATACACACCCAAACGCCCATTTTTCCGCGTTCGTCACCCAAACCAACGTCCACAGGCGAATGCGGATAATCCTATCTATCTATCCTAATACTCACCTAATAATCATCAAATCATCGATATCATCGTCAAATCGCCGTCGGTTTGGCTCCCGTCGCTCCCAACCCTCCGCGTTCACGCAATATTTTCATAACAAACCATCATGCCCAAACCATCACACCCAAACCAATCCCGAAATCGTCGAATGCGGATTTTTTCGCTCGAACGCGGACTTTTTTCGACCGTCGCGCCCAAAAAGGCCCCGACACGCAACCGCCCGATGTTCGCCTTTTGTTCGTATACCGCACTATCGCTCGCATACAAACGGCGTGCCAAACACCCCAAATACCGTCACAAACCGTCACAAAGATTTTATTTTATTTTCTTACCCTTTTCGTTTGAGTTCGTCGATATACGTGGCATCATTCATTGTGTCGATCGCGTGTGCGGCCGACACCTCACCCAACCGCCTTGATAGGAGCATATCATGGCAACCCCTTCTCGTACCGTCCGTCCCGTCGATCCCCGCATCATCCCTGGCGCGTCCGTCAACGCCACCATCCGGTCGCGCCAAGGCGCCGAGGTGTTCATCGCCACGGTCGTCTCCGCACCGGAGAAGGGCCGCGTCCGCGTGCGCTTCTCCGACGACACCGAGAAGACGCTGCCGCTCGCACACGTCACCCCTCGCGTCCGCGGGCGTCGTGCGCTGATCACCGCGCTCTCACCCGCCGAGCTCCGCGGTGAGATCACCGCTCTCCGCGCCGAGCTCCAGGATGCCATCGACGCCAAGGACGTCGCCCGTCAGAAGGCCATCCGGCGCAAGCTCCGCACACGTCGCCACAAGGGCGGCGTCTCGGGCAAGGCGTCCATCACGGTCGTCTCCAAGCCCAAGGCCGAAGAGCTCGTCGGGCACGACCTCAGCGATCTGTGACCACCCCGTCCGACGCGCCCACCCGGTGCGTCGGGCTTTATGAAACACCCCCCTGTCGGTACTAAAATTCTGGTGCATCAGCCCGACCACTCACCACTACGAGCGGTCACACTCGACCCGCCGTTCCATCAGAACAACCCCGCCAACACAACCCTCGAGCCAGGTCCGCTCGCCGTGCGAGTGCGCTTCGTCGGACGGCCTGATCTCAGCTCGCATAACTACAAGCAATACGTTGTCTGGCATCATCGCCGCTGGAACCTCCAGCCATAACATTCGCAACGATCCGCACGCACAACTAACCACGGAGCACCCCATGCCACCCACTCGACGACAGCGCACCCCGATCACCTCCAAGATCGTCGGTGACATCGCCAACAAACTCCCGCGTTTCGACATCACCGATCCCGCGGTGTCGATCCTGCTCGGACTGCAATCCACTCTGGGCGACTATGAGTTCATCCGCGCCAAGCTCGCCCGCACTCTCCACACCATCGTCGGCGATGCTCAGCAAGCACTCATCCAAGTCAGCGCCGACCCACCCGCACGCCAGCAACTCCCGAACGCCTGCGGCATCCTCCAGCAAGCCGCCCAGGTCGAGATCCTCAACGGCAGACTCCACGCATCACACGCAGCCACCACCACCCTGCTCAACATGGCCGAACGGCTCGGGCAGCAGCCCGACCCGACCACCATCCGATACTTTGTGCCGTAGCTAAGCCCTCGACTGGCGACCCACGGCACGGCGTCCGCCGCTCAACGGCGGCGGATGCTCTTATGAACACACCACCCAATCCGACACACGAGCGCATCATCGCACGCATCCGTAAGATGCTGACGCTCGCACAGGATGGCGCAGCAACCGAGGGCGAGATCGAGAACGCCATGCGCCTCGCTCGCCAACTGCTCGACGAGCACAACCTCACCGAGCAAGATGTCGCGCCCCCGCCCGGCGCGTCCGCACACGCGAGCGCCGGCATCCAGCAAGCCCCATCACGATTTCGTACCGGGTGGGGTCGATGGCGTGAGATGCTCGCGCTCGCCGCGGGCAAACTCACCGACTGCGGCGTCGTGTTTCACACGCGCCCAGACAAGCGCCAATGCGCCATCTTCGTGGGCACGTCGCTCGACACCACTATCGCTCTCGAGATGTTCGCGTACCTCGAAACGACTGCGAAGACACTCGCCCGCCAACACTACGGGCCTGGCAAGTGGAAGCCGGCGCATCGTCAATACGCGCTCGGCTTCGCGAACACCTGCTTCTCCCGCGCTTCACGAGCAACCGAAACATCATCCGCAGCCGCCGGCACCACGGCGATCGTGGTTCGCAAGGCAGAGATGGTGAAATCGTACATCCGCGAAGAGATGCGGTCACGCACCACTCGCATGACCAAAGCACGAATCAAACACCCGGACGCTTACGTCCGTGGATGCGAAGACGGTAAGCGCATCGACTTGTCAACATCCCACCGTATCGCGTAGCACTCACCCACCCCATTCACCGGAGTACCACCATGATCGCACAATCCATCGCCGTCGACCTCTTCGATACCACTTTCACCTTCACCCGAATCGACCACACCCGCCCCACCGTCGTGGTGCGGGTGAATGATCCCGCCCCACGACCCGCGCCGTTTCCTGCGTGGGACGCCGCCCGACTCACCAACCCGATCGAAGCGGCGCACCAGTTGCAACAGCTCTTCGAACACTTCGAGATTCCCACCACCGAGTGCGAGTGGCATGACTTGGTCGCCCTCGGCGTGATCCTCTGCTCGATGGTTTGACCTCACCCGTGTCTCATCACTCACCGTGCTGAGATGCTTTCACACTCACAAGGAGCATTTATGCTATTTGACAAGATGGTAGTTTCGATCACCGGCAAACGCAAGAACTCACTGACGCTCAAGTACAACGGCGATCGACTCGAGATACGCCTCCAAGGCTTTCCGAAGCCGCTGCACACAATCCGCGAGAACACCCCGGTCGACCAGCAGCGTGTCTTCGTCACCGAGGTGCTCGCCCGTATGGGCGAACCCGCAACACCCGCCCGCATCGACGCGATCCTGGCGCTCATCGCGCCCATGCTCAAGGAGCACTGCGAATAACCATGACCACCAACGGCCGGCGTACACCGTGGTTCACCATGATCATCACCAGCGCTGTATCGATCGCGCTTTGTGGTATTATCGTGTACTCGTTCTGGCACCTCATCCTGTTTCCCGCATCGTGATCGGAGCAGTCACTCATGCCCATGCCGCCTCCCCACCGACCTCTGATGATCGTCGTCCATGTCACCAACCCGCACGGAAAGACGATCCAGAACAATACGATCGACTACAACTCTACTGCCGATCGCCAGAGATTCGGCCATGACTGTCGGCGGTGGCTGGAAGACGGCTGCACGATCACCACTCGCCCCGTCGCCGACACCAATACTGGCACACCCCGAAGCATGGGCTTCACACCCATGACCCGCGCCGGGTACACCGGTCGTCGGCGTTGACACCCGAGCGCACGCCCGCCCGGTGTGCGCCCGATTTCATTCACCAGGAGCCATACCATGACTCGAACACGCCCCACTACCGTTACCGCCGTCAGCAAGCGTTCATCCACCTCACGCCAACTCACCCTGCTCGATCGTGCGATGCACGACCTCGAGATCCTCAACGAGGCGCAGCAGCGAGAGTTGACACGCAGACGGCGAACCCTCAAGGTCATCGATGTCGCGGCGCACAAGCGCACGATCTCTTCGGTGAGCGCTCGCGTGCGAACACTGCGAAAGATTCAAGCAATCGAGTCGCTCGCCCGTGACGCCGACTTCCTCACACACTCGATGGGCTCGATCCCGCCCGACATCCGAAAGGCTGTCAAGCGTGCGATCGTTCTGCTAGAGGACACGTTTCAATGACACCCCCCAAACGCCGCCCATCGTGCCGCGCCCCCGCGCTGGCACCCATCATGGCCCCGCCGCAGCTCGTCGAGTTCACCCTCGCCGACCCGCACACCATGAACAATGTGCAGTTCGTGCTCGACGCGAGCGCCGAGGCGCTTCCCCACCATGTCGATGAGTGGCGTAACGGGCGATACTACTACACGCACGAGGTCGCCGGCCCCGCCGCTCGTACGGGCTTGTTCGCCACGGCGATGCGTGACACGGCCAAGTTTCTCACCGGTCGCAAGGACGACCCCCTCACCCAAACACTGATCCACATGGTCCACATGGTCGCCGGAGTGTCCGTTCGACCGATCACTCACATCTCAGATGGACGTTCCAATCTGAGGATCACTCGATAGCGCCACGGCGCAGACAGGAAGACCCATGGCAAAGACGCCCCCCACCACCAAGCCCGCCCCGATCGTGGTCGAACTCGCCACCCGCACGGACAAGAAGGGCTCCGTGAAGTATTCGACCAAGGAAGCGGGCGCGGCGATGTCGAGCGCCTACATCGAGCGCACGGCGTTTCCGGACGGCATGCCGGACGGCGTGCGGATCACGATCGAAGCGCTGTAACGAGCGCACCGCACGGCGCACGCTCACCGGCGTTCGCCGCGCTTTCACCAGGAGTACACCATGCAAGTTCACCATGTCTTGATCGATCACAAACCTCCGCCGAAAGCACCCGATTACTACGCCGGGCTCAGCGCCGGCGAGCCCGTGTGGTCGAATGACCCGCGTGAAGCGGTCATCTACACGACTCACCTCGCCACGACGAACGCCCGCGAGTTCGTGCAACGCCTCAGCCCAAACCGCGTTGTGCGAACTCACGGACTGACACAGACGGCCAGCCGTTGAACCCGACGCACGCATCGGATACGATGCTGATACACCCAACGATCGGAGCGATATGTCAAAGACACCACAGTTCGACCGATTCCTGTACGAAGCCGCTGTCCTGTTGCTCCGCGGCGTGATCTTGCTCTTGGTCTGGTACTGCATCGATGATTGGTTGGCGCAGTTGACACGCACGCCGGCGCTCGGTGATCTTCGATGGGATCGTGTGCTCGGTGTCTTCGCGATCGTTCACATTCTCGCACTCTCCATGAGGGGCAACTGATGACCCATCTGCACGACATCGTACCGCAACCCGCCCAGCCACCCATCCCGCCGATCACCGTGCCGAAGTGTGCGCCGGCGGCGTCTGGTAAGCCTTACGTCCAAGTTGAGATGCACCCGGCGGGCTACGCGAGCCCGCTCATCATCGACTTGCCATGCGCCGTAGCGCAACACCTCGCTGGCGAGCTGATCGATCGAGCGCAATCCATCGCGCCTGCCAACCCGTCGTCCGATCGCGCCGAGTTGTGGCATCGCCTCCACCGTATCCGAGCACTCGCCGCCGTATTCGCCAATCACCGCGACAACTCGGCGCGAGGTCTGGCGCAGGACATCATCAAGCTCACGGATGGAGAAGAGCCGTAACATGCTCACTATTACCACACCCGAGTGGTCGACGATCATCCACCGCGCCGCCGACACCCCCACGGATAGATATCGCCAATACACGTTGCGCTTCTTGAGTGCGGTCGAGCGTGACGTGGCGAGTGATGCACTGTTGCGGCTCACCGGCGAACGCCCCGACTCGTCGTTCATCATCGACAACGCCGAGCCAGCACCCGGCGTTCCGCCGTCGTGGCGCTTCGTGCTCCAGCTGGGTCATCCACAGTTGATGGCGCTTATGAACTACTGCGCCCTTGATCTCGAGTTAGATGGCAAGTCTTTCACCCAGCGCGTCGAGCAATCGTTGCACATACCCGCAGACATTCGGCGAGCACAAGTCGAAGCATACCGCCGGTTCGTAGGTGCGACACCATGAACACCTTCTTACCGTACGCTGACTTCGTCCAATCGGTGCGATCGCTCGACAAGTCGAGGCTCAACAAGCAACGATCCGAGTGCACTCAGATCTTCGCAGCACTCGACAACCCTAAAGGCGCGTACGGTCATCATCCCGCTGTGCTCATGTGGACTGCGTATCAATACGCGCTCGCCCACTATGCTCTTATGGTGTGCGATGAGTGCGATTGACGCGGGATCCTGGACAACGTGGGTTGGCGCTCGAAGTTTCGATACCGGGCGTTCGACCCCAACGACACCCGCACTTGTCCGTACGAGTTATCCAACCCGCACCCGCGCCGGCCGTGGTGGCTGGGCTTCGACGTGGTGCATGAAGGCTATCGACAGAACTTAGTCTTCAAAGACCCCGCGTACTACCGCATGATACGGCTCGTCCCTGACACTTCCGACGAGAAGCCGCCGTACGCATGGCCGGTGAGTAACGGTGAGTGGTCGTTGCTTGAATCTGACCATCCCGATACAACCCGTGTCCGTTTGATACGATACAAGCGTCCCCGTGTGATCGAGGGTCGTGTCTGGGGCGTCCGATCGCCATTTGGCGCTCAAGCATTATGCCTCGAAACGCGGGACAAGCGCCAGCAGAGAGTGCGCTGGTTGCTTCGAGTGTGACGTGTAGCGTTGGTCACACTCTCGATGCGCCGCTCCTCTCACGGCGGCGCATCGATTATCGTAACACTTACCTAGGAGAAGTTGGCATGATCCAAGATGGCAATTTGATTCAACAACTACGCGACTGCCTTGAGGAATTCACCATCGACATCCACCATAATGCCGTCAGCAAGGGGTTCTGGCCGACGAATCCGGACGGCTCGTGTGCGAGGAACGACGGTGAGGCAATCGCGCTGATGCACTCCGAACTGAGCGAGATGCTCGAGGCAATACGACACGGGAATCCCCCGAGCGATCACATTCCCGAGTTCACTGGCGCGGAGGAGGAAGCGGCCGATCTCGTTATCCGCCTTCTCGACTGGTGCGGAGCCCGGAACATTCGGCTTGCCGATGCGATTCTGGCGAAGATGGCGTTCAACGAGAACCGTCCGCACAAGCACGGCAAGACATGCTGAACACGCTATGCTGAACACGCTATGAGGAGGTTTGGTAGCCCGAAAATTCTGACTGTAGGCCAATCAGTTAGAGGCGTGAAACACCTGCACCGCACGCGAGCAATAAAGCGATGCGGTAACCACCGTGATGCTCGGTGGAAAGACTACCAGTGTACCCGCTGAGAAATCGACGGGTACACTTTCACCTAATCCGGAGATCACCATGTCACTTCAGATTCTGAGTATCGCCTGATCTGACCGCCCCTTGACTTCGCGGGTAGTGGTGTATGATCCACTTGATTCGCACAACTCAACCGGTGCCTCAGGTGGAGGTGGAAGATGCGTATGTAAGGCAACCACGACGCCGTGACCAAGTTCGTGAGAACTCCCGGTTGGAATAGAAATTCCCAGTGAGTGAGCGGTACAGTTGCCACTGTACCGCTCATTTCAACTATGCGCCCACGAACCTTTACATCCGAAATGGCACGCGCCGCACTCGAGCAAGGTGCGAGCACAGGCCCACAAGTTGCGAAGGCGATGGGCTGCTCGCTTGAGACCGCGAAAGCCCGAATCCGCGAGCTGGGTGTGCGCCATCGCCCGGGTCGACCGCTCAAGTTCAGCGATGATGTGTGCATCAGACACGCTCGGTCGTACCAGTCGTCCATCGAGCAGTGGGCGAAGCTCAACAACTGTTCAGTACCAGCGGCGCGCCGCACTTTGCGCCGAGGCGCCAGCTTGATCTTTCGTGACTGTCCGAATCCACCCCGAGACCTGCGAGAGTTGTCCATATGCAACCGAGTGCTCGACTTGATTCACCGCGGAGAGCCCATCGACATCGGCGAGCTCGTCCTACCTGGTGTGTGCCCACCCGAGAGGGTGAGGTCACTCGTGAGCTTATGCGAGGACCTGCCGAAGGTCTTTGTGTCACCTGTGACCGGCACGTTGACTCTGTCTTCGTGACACGACCGCGAGGTGGGTGGTACTTGTACGACAAGGCCCCAGATGGCAACTTTCACTACGTTCGGATCATGATCTCGAAAAGCCACTAACCACCGAGGAGTATCAGTGAGTAATTCACCCGCACCGCTGAAGTCGATGACAGGTCTATGGTGTCCGCCCGTGCAGCATGCTGACACGCTGCAACCAGCGCACATCAAGAAGTACGACCTGTCACACGCCCAGGTGAAACTGAACGGTCACCGCGTGGCGTTCTATATCCAACCACACAACGCACGCCGACCCATCGTGGCGTTCGGTCGTGACCAGAAGCCGCATCTCGAGATGATGGCTCGATACCCGGCGCTCAACTCGCCGGCGCTGATGCTGCTACTCATCCAGCTCCCACCCAAGACGATGATCGACTGCGAGATCATGGGCACGGGTGACGCACCATCCGACGTGGTGCCGGCGCTCAAGGCGGGTACGTTCACCGTCATGCCGTTCGGTGTGCCATTCTACGCGGGTGAAAGCCTCGCCCACGAGCGATTGCCGGTGCAACGCCAGCGTATCGTGGATATGGGCTTTCCGTTCGCCGACTATCACTCGTTGCTGAGCCCGAACGACCCGGAGTCTGAAATGAAGCGTCTGCTCGACGAGGCGCGATTTCGGAAGATGGAAGGTTGGGTGCTCAAGGGTGAGGTGGGGTGGCGGTGGTATAAGCTCAAAGTGGAGCACACCATCGACGCCTTCATCGTCGGTGTCGAGGCGGGGCAGGGCAAGTTCGAAGGGCAGATCGGCTCGATCATCTGCGCTGTGTACGAGCTGAACCAAGACGGTACGAGCGGCACAGCGACCAGGGTCATCGCCAACGCTTCGGGTATGGACGACGCCACACGCCAACAGATGACGCAGCTGCACGCCGCCGGGCGGCTGCGTCACCGTGTGGTAGAGCTCAAGTACAACCACATCGGAGCCAACGGGCGACTGGTGCATCCGCGGTTCATTCGGTGGCGCGAAGACAAGCCGATGAAGTTCTGTTCGTCCAAGCAATTGGGGACAAACCATGGCTGACACGAACAGCGGCTCACCGGCGGTGGAGAACCTTGAAGATCAGTTTCCTGAACTCAACTTGGATAACTACGATCACTTCGAAGTGACTGAACTAAACGAGTGGGGTATCAAAGCTGCCAATGAACTCGCCCGCCTCCGCGCCCGCGTGGCGGTGCTGGAGGGGGAGAACGAGAAGCAACAACGCGAGTTTGAGCGAGAGGATCGCAGCCACAGAGACACGATCGACGACAGAGACTCGGCGGAACAGGCCATGTCTCAGGCGTACTTCCTCATAACCGGTCGTTCCCCAGAGTGGTCGAACCTATTTGGGTACTCTAATGCTCTTGAAGAGATCGACGACGCACAGGCACTCCTCCGCGCCCGCGTGGCGGAGCTGGCGGGGTACGAGCGAGAGCTTAAGTCACTCAAGTCGCTCGTGCAAGATAGATGTCTGAGGATCGAGGCCGTTCTCAAAGAGATAGATCCAACTGTTGGCACCCGGAAGGTAACTCATGCCCCGTAAGCCACCGTCCACCATGAAGCAAATCCTCAATCGCCGCACGTTTCTCGTGCCGTGGTGGTTCTCGTGGCCGCTCAAGCGGTGTGTGGTGTGCCAGCGCCGTTTCCGCCGCAGTTGGCCGTGGTGTTGCTTCGAAGAGTGCTGTTCGAGGAGTTGCAACGACTACCTCATAGATCGAGTAGACAAAGATTTGGCTGCCCGAGCCATCATTTATAACCGACAGGAGCTCAATGGATGAACGTCACACCAGCGAAGCGGGCGAAACTGCCCGAGATACGAGCGGGCCTCACACGGCGGGTGGTGATCTGTGGCCACAAGTGCTACGTCACCGTCACTTTCTTCGATGACGGCAAACTCGATGACGGTGCCGCATCACCCGCCGAGATATTCGTGGCGATCGCGAAGCAGGGTTCAACAGTCGCCGGGCTCATGGACGGCGTGGCGATCCTGATCTCTCGTGCGTTGCAGTACGGGATCCCGTGGGATGATCTCAAGAAGCCATTGCTCGGTCAGCGATTCGAGGACAACGGCGACACCGAGCACAGCTCGCTGCTCGATGGCTTGGCGAAGACCGTAGACGCGATCCTCAAGGATCGGGTCACGATGCTCGGAATGGACGAGCTGCCTCACAAGAACTGACATGCCCAAGCCACGATCGAATCTACTCGATGATGAGTCAGTACCCGACGCGGTGGTGTTCGAGGCCACGATGCGGCTCAACCATCGTCTAGTGGTGGCCATGAAGAACCGCGCCGAGCCATACTGCATCATACGCGCCACTGAGTTGGTGCACGACGATGACTACGGCTGGGGTGTCGAGTTCTACTCGTCACTGCACAAGTCACCATTCGTGATCACTAGCCACGAGCAATGTTTCGACTTCCACCTGTCGGGCGAGTGGGTTCGGTTGTGGGTGGTCAGTGAGAACGTGAAGACCCGGCGAGATTGTCGAGTGCGTGTCGTGTCCAAGTCATCGAAGATCGAGGTGAGATCACTCAATGCCAAACCCACGATGGCGCGATAGACCCCTTCAGCCTCAGCAGGTCGACGGCAAGCGGTTCATCCGCGAACACCACCACCAGGCCGGGCTGTTCATGGCACCCGGCACCGGCAAGACGCTTGTGGCGATTCGCAGTGAGCACGACCAAGAGCTAGTGCTGCTGATTTGTCGCCGCGACGACTTCATGACCTGGCAAGATGAGCTAGTGGCCGAAGGTATGTCGCCGCCCACCATAGTGACAGGTCGAAATGTGGCCCAGGTTGCTTACGAGCTAGATGAGTGCACCCTAGTGGCGCACGATCCGACCGGCTGGTTCATGATCTCACACGACTCACTCCGTAACAAAGCCGTCTTCGAATTTGTACTGTCTGGCAGATGGCAAGTAGTAATCGTGGACGAGGGCCATGCGTTCAAGCGTCTTGAGGCCGAGCGCACCAAGCGACTCATCAAGGCGACCCGACACATCCCGCGCCGGCTCGAGCTCACTGGCACGCCGATCACCAACCAGATCGAGGACATCTTCTCACAGGCACTATTCATCGACGATGGCAAGACGTTTGGCCGTGACTACTGGAAGTTCATGCTCAAGTACTATATCAAGGCGAGCATGATACCCGGTAAGTGGTTCATCAAGCGTGGCAGCAAAGAGCGTATCGCTGCGAAGATTCCCGAGTTCGCTTTCTCGGTGCACGAGGACGACGTTCTACGTCTTCCACCCAAGCGATTCGTCAAGAAAGCGGTGCCTCTCACGGGTAGAACTGCTGAAGAGTATAACCGTCTCCTCACCACTTGGGAGTACGAGATTGAGAAGGGCCATCCGATAACGGTTGACTACATCACCGTGCAGCTTATCAAGTTGCAACAGATCGCGGCCGGTTTCATTTACGATGAAGAGCACCGCCCGGTGTGGCTTGGTGATGACAAGGTCGATCTCTGCGAGTCAACGCTCATGGACATGCTCGCACATAAGCCGAAGGTGGTGATTTGGTGCAACTTCCTCGCCGAGGTGGATCGACTCTTTCAGAGTGCTCGCGATCGGAAGTGGGGTAAGGCGGTGAGATTCGATTCTAAGGACCGCGAGGAGCGCAACGCCGCACGAAAGCAGTTCGCTCAAGACCCCAAGACGCGCCTGTTCATCTCGCAGGTAGATCGCGGTGTCGGCATGAATGAACTGGTAGTGGCCGACACTTCAATCTACCACTCGAATAGTCATCGAGTGGTGAGTAGACAGCAGTCGATGCGACGCACTCGAAGAATCGGTTCGCAGCATCACGAATCTATCCTTTACATCGACCATCTAGCCGAAAGTACGGTCGATGTCGCGGTGTATCGTGCGGTGACTCGGGGAGTAAACGTGGCCCACCAAGTGACGTTCGCACTTCAAGACGGAAAAACCCTGAGGTCCGCGTTGACCCTTGACCCTTCGGGGGTGATCGTGTACGATTCGCCCGCTTGACCGAGGAAACCAATGTCCCTGATCACTGGTACTACATCATTCGACTTGTCGCCGTTGATTATTCGGCACAAGTTCAATCCGCCCGAGATCCCCGACCCGTTCGTGTGGACCTCGTCGGCATTGAAGTTGTTCCGGCGGTGTAAGCGCAAGTTCTTCTGGCGCTACATCATGCGGCTGCGTCCGAATGCGGTTGCTCACCCGCTCATCATTGGTTCGCACTTCCATGAGGCGATCGCCACCTGGTATGTCGGTAAGCGAACGAGCATGGATCGCATCGCCGACAAGCATCACAAGCTGCTCACCGCCGAGATCCGTGCAAACCTCCAGGCGTACAACCAAGAGGACGTGGATAAAGCCACCAAGGAGATGGCGGCATTCGGTGGCATGATGCGTGCCTACGCCGACTTCTACGCCGAGGACCGTGAGAAGTGGATCATTGACGAGTCGAGAGTCGAAGTGAAGTTCAAGCTGAAGTTTCAGGACTTCGAGTACCACGGCAAGATCGACGCGATACCCACCATCAAGAAGCGAAAGCGTGAGGTCATACTCGTCGAACACAAGACGGCGAGCAGGATTGGTGAGTCGTACATCGATCGCTTACCACTCGACACGCAGATCCGCTCGTACTTCACCGGTGCCCGCGATGGCCTAGGCCTCAAGCCAAGCTACGTCTTGTACGACGTGGTGGGTAAGTCATCACTGCGGCGCAAGTCGAACGAGAAGCCTGCTGACTTCAATGAGCGAGTCGCCGACGATTACCTTTCAAGGCCCGAGCGGTATCTGTACCGTGAAGAGCTGGCTTTCAGCAACCATGATGTCGAGGCGTTCAAGTTCGAACTGCACCAGGCGCACCGTGAATTCCTGCTGATTTGCTCCGGTGAGTTCGGCGATCCCCGCGATCCGCGGTCGTGGATGCCGAACGATGGCGAATGCAATGCGTACTTCAAGACTTGTGACTATATGAAGTGCTGCAACACGGGACTCAATTCAGCGACAAGCCTGGCGTTCCGTCAGATCGACACAATGCACGAAGAACTGGCCGAAGGAGAGTGACATGCCGGTACACAGGATCACCAAGAAGAAGAGCAAGAAATCATCATTGAAAGCCGCGACAGGTGCTGTTGCGGCGCGGTCGGGTTCAAGGCTGATCACGCAGAGCAAGCGAATCGTGCTGCCCACCGAGAAGACCGTGCCATCGGTCGACCCGTCGGACTACATCATGTGCTTCTTCGGACAACCCGGGTCGGGTAAGACCACATTCGTCAACGCGCTCGCCGATCGAGTGCTGTTTCTTTCGACTGATCGCGGTACTCGATTTCAGCCATCGCTGCGTGTCGAATGCAACTCGTGGGAAGATTTCCTCGAAGTGCTTACACAGATGGAGGCCGAAGAAGCACCCGAGTACCAGATCGTGGCGATTGACCATGCGAGCGACTGGGCGAACCTCGCCGAAACATACGTCTTGACCAAGCTCGGTGTCGAGTCGTTCAGCGATCTCGACTGGGGTAAGGGTTGGAAGGCGTTCAAGACCGAGCTCTTCACATTCATGGCAAGACTCAAGGCGCTCAACTGCGGCATCGTGTTCATCTCACACGAGACCACGAAAGAACTCGAAGTGGCCGGCATCAAAGTTGATCGGTGCATGCCCGACCTCGGTCGAAGCGCGTATAACATGATCATACCGCTGTGTGACATTGTGGGTCACTGCTGGATCAAGCCGATGAAGGACAAGAACAATAAGCGAGTGGATCGGTGGGCGCTCGAAACAAGCCCGCGGATCGACTTGTTCGCGAAGGATCGGACGACTCGCCGCAAGCCGTCGGGTGAGCGTCCATGGGAACCACTCGACGGCGAACACTTTCTCTCAACTTTCGGAGGTTGACGCATCATGGCAAAGAAGGTATCGAAGAAGACGGCCCGCAAAGCAGCGGGGGGCAAAGGTGACGCAGTGCTCGCCAAGCTCAGCGCCCTGAACGACACCTGGAAGAAGTCTCGCCCGGGTGGCGTGGATGTCGCTGAGGGCAAGTACCAGGTCAAGATCGAGGAGTACGCCCTCGATGAGACCGAGGCTGGCGACCTGGTCGCGGTTGCCAAGCTGAGCATCCTGTCGGGCGAGTCGAAGGGCCGAAAGCTCTACCATCGGGCGCGTCTTGTCGATGAGTCGAGCCTCGGCTGGTTCAAGGGTGATATGGAGAAGCTGGGTCTTCAGATCGACTCCATGGAGGATGTCCCGGCGGCGCTCGCCGAGCTCGTGGGCACCTACGCGCTGGTCGCCGTGAAGCACAAGGGCGAGCGTGACGATGGCCGCCCGTGGGTCAACGTCTACTACAACCAGGCGCTGGACGAGAGTGACATCGACGCCGACGGCGCGGAGGCCGAGGCCGAAGCGGAGGAGGAAGCTGAGGAGGAAGCCGCCACCACGAAGAAGACGTCGAAGAAGGCAGCGAAGAAGACCGCCAAGAAGGCGGCACCTTCGTGGAAGAAGGGTGCGAAGGTGCAAGTCAGCTTCGACGGCGATTGGTACCAGGGCACCATCACCGCGGTGAACACCGACGATGAGACTGCGACCATCGACTTCGAGGATGGCACCACCGACGAGATTGCGTTCGGTGACATCGAGCCCATGGAGGCCGAAGCGGAGGAGGAAGCTGAGGAGGAAGCCGCCACCACGAAGAAGACGTCGAAGAAGGCAGCGAAGAAGGCTGAGCCGTTGGCGCTCAACTTCGATGATGACAGCATCGACGACGACGCGATCGAGGCGCTTCGCAAGCTGGCGAAGAAGGCCAAGCTCGACCCCGACGACTACGCCACCTGGTGTGATCTCACGAAGGATCTGCTCGAGAAGGCGGGTAAGACGGGTGGATTCGACACGATCGAAGACGCCATCGAAGCCCTGGCCTGACGACAGCGCCGGGGCAACCCGGTCAAGCGCACGGCTCCCGGTCGAGAGATCGGGGCCGTGTTTCTCGATGAGTCACCACCATGGCAGAACTAGCAAACATCTTCGCCTACGTCAAAGCTCGGGTACCGGCCCGCGAGTACTACGAGGCGTTCTTTGGTAAGAAGTATGCGGGTGTGCGTGAAGAGCCCCGTGAGTCATGCCCGTGGCGCAAGGACAAGCATCCGTCACTCCACTTCAACCTCGAGACGGGTGCATGGTTTGATCACGGCGCGCCGGCGGAAGAGCGCGGGCACGGTGTTGGCGGTAACTCGATTGTCTCGTTTCATGCTAACGCCAATCATAACGGCGATAAGACCGCCGCCGCGGTCGACTTGTACGATCAATGGATCCACCCGATCATCGATGAGAAGCAGATCCGCAAATGGCGGCGTCAGCTTATCGAGACACCGTCACATATCAAACTGATCAAAGCTCGGGGTATCGCCGATCGTGTGATTGAGCAGCTGAGCATTGGCTCAGATGGTGAACGCATCATCTTTCCCGTGGTCAATGAGTTTGGTCTCTACATCAATGCCCGGCGGTGGGAGCCTGGTGCCACTCGATTCAAGGTGCTGAACTACGTCAATCGACGCCGCCCCGAGGCGAAGTACGGTGATATGCGGTTTGTGTTCCCCTTCGACGTGGTGCGCCGGGCGCAAGACGCGGGTGAGCAGCTGATGATCGTTGAGGGTGAGCTTGACGCCCTCGCCATGCTCTCTGTTGGTGTCCTCGCGATCACCTCCACCCATGGCGCGAAGTCTTGGCCAACTCAGCTGAACGAGCAATTCCGCGGGCTCGATGTCATCGTGTGTCTCGATAACGATGAAGATGGCCGAATTGGGTCAGATCGGATTTGCCGTGCACTCGCACCGTACGTCAAGTCATTGAAGCAAGTGCAAGTACCAGAGAAAATGGGCAAAGACGTCAGCGATTGGCTGCGTAAAGATGAGAAGATGCGTGACACGAAAGCGTGGTTCAAGCTCTTCGATAAAGCAGAAGTACTCACCCAGAATCTCACGCCAAAGCTGACGGACGACCAGCATGTTCCACTCGAAGAAGCCACTGCGAGCTCCTATCTTGGTTCACCCATCATCGTCGATGCCCATGTGGTGGGTAAGCGTCAAGAGCAGTATCTCATCCCTACCAAAGTGCGAGTGTCGTGCTCGAAGCAGTGTGAGAGATGTCCATTAGCCGAGCTTGACAAGCCATTCCGTGAGGTCACCATTAGTCCGGCGAGTGAGCACGCCCTCAACTTGGTGGACCGTGACAAGGCCCGTGTGCACCGCGAACTGATCGCTATGTCTGGCTTGCCAATCGAGAAAGATTGCCAAGCGAAAGTTGAATGCGTCGAGCACGTCACCCTCGAGGGTCTCAGGCTCACGCCATCGATCAATGATCAGACATCGACGCAGTATGTGACCAGAGATGCTATGTCGGTGTCTCACCGCCTCGTGCCGCATCGTGAGCATCGTTTCTCCGGTCGGCTCGTAAAAAATCCGCACGACCAAAGCGCGTGCCTCGTGTTCGATCGAGCGTCACCGATCCAGACAGAGGCCGAAGCGTTTGAGATGACCAACGAGGTAGCAAGTCGGCTTCGAAGATTCAGTGTGCGGCGCGATGACCCGAAGTCGATCAAAGCCACGATCGAGTCAAGGGCCGACTGGCTGTCCCGCCATGTTACTCGTATCATCGGCCGCACTGATCTTCATGTCTTCACATTGCTTGTTTTTCACAGTGTGGCCTCACTCACGTTCGGCCAAGAGAACGTACAGCGAGCGATGCTCGACGCTTTAGTGATCGGTGACACACGAACCGGCAAGAACCGTGTCGTCGAAGGTCTGATGCGGTATATAAGACTTGGTGACATCGCCTCGGGTGAGAATTGTTCGTTCGCAGGTCTTGTGGGCGGTTGTGAGTCTGTTGGTAAGAGTTACATCGTCAAGTGGGGTGTGATCCCCCGAAGCCACGGCCGCCTGGTCATCATCGACGAGGCTTCGGCGTTGTCGCCTGATGACTTTGGAAAGCTTTCTCGTGTGCGCTCGGAGGGAATTGCGGAAATCACGAAGATCGCCTCTGAGCGCACGCGAGCGGACGCACGACTGCTCTGGCTATCGAACCCGCGTGAAGGTAGACAGATGTCGCTCTATTCATACGGCGTTGAGGCCGTGCGTGAGCTTGTCGGCCAGCAGGAAGACATCGCTCGGTTCGATATGGCGATCACCGTGGCTGCGAACGAAGTGGACGCCCGCGAGATCAACCGCTTGATCGACTCGGGCACTGATGCGTCTCGGTTCAACGCCGAAGATTTCAGGTTGCTTGTGCTTTGGGCGTGGTCACGAAACCAGAACCAAGTAAGCTTCACGGCCGAAGCGGTGAACATGGTGCTTCAGAAAGCACTCGACCTTGGCGCAAAGTATAGCGGTGAGGTGCCGCTCGTACAGTCAGAGAATGTGCGGATCAAGCTTGCCAAGATAGCGGCGGCCACCGCTGCGATGGCCTTCTCGACCGGTGAGACGTGGGATCATTTGGTAGTAAAGCCATGCCACGTTCTGTACGCGGCTAGCTTTCTTGAGCAACTGTACGATAAGACTTCGATGGCTTACAATCAATTCTCGGTGAGGGCGCATCGCCGATCGAAGACTTCGGATGTCGTCACTAGCAAGCTCAAGAAGGTGTTCGATCAGCTCAACGATGAGTACCGAATCAATGCGGTCAACGCTATTCGGTACAATGCTACGGTAAGTCGCAAGATGCTGGCTGAGCACCTCGGTGATGAGCCGGTTGCGGGTGAGCTGCTGCGTCAATTGATCCAAGCTGATTGTCTCGTTCCGGTCGCCGGCAAGGATGTCTACCGGCGTACAAACTCACTGATGACTTTCTGTAGGAACTACCAATGAATGACACACCCGAAGTTCCAGAGCTGCTTTTCCATGACCGTGAAGCTGTGATCGCCGTGCTAAACGAGATGAGCCAGATCATGGATCACGCCGCGGACCACGGGATTCACCGCCATGTCTCACTGAAGGAGTGTACTCAGTCAAGTGAGCAGATGCGCCAAACGATCATGGGCGGCGAACTCCCACGGCTAGACTGCAAGAAGCTGATTGGCATTTACTTCGACCACATGTGGGAAACCATATCGGCGATGACTTCAATCTTACAAGCCGCCGGCCTCGAGCAACAGCGAACTGTGTTCGACCGCCAGGCGTTCGCCGCCATGCTCTTTGAGAAGCATCGATTGTACGGGATG